GGCAACAGTGAAATAGTACTCTCATTCCAATACCCTGTCAAGCAAAACTTTTTTATGGGGGTATAAAAATAACTTATAAAGGCCAATAATCGCTTTTCTGGAATTGGTGAGCACATTTTGCATTTAAAACATTACTTTTGTTCTTAAAGCTATAGAAGGAAAGTAACCTTTTGGATGCAATTATTGGATACATATCATATTGAATAAATAGTGTATATGAACAAAAAATACAAAGACCCCTATCAATATAAAGTAAAACATCCCAATAAATATGTAGGGGATGTTAATAATGTTTGGGTAAGAAGTAGTTGGGAATTGAAGTTTTATAATTGGTGTGATCTTAATAGTTTCATAGTTAATTGGTCATCTGAAGAAATTGCTATCCCGTATGTATCACCGAAAGATAATCATGTTCATAGATATTTTGTCGATGCTATGATAAAGGTTAGAGATAAAGACAATAAATTGAAAGTATATTTAATAGAAATCAAACCCCATAAGCAAACACTACCACCCAAAAGAAAAAATATAAATGAAGTGTTGACCTGGGGGATAAATAATGCAAAATGGAACGCAGCAAAACTATTATGTGAAAAAAAAGGTTGGGAATTTAAAATATTTACCGAAAAAGAATTAGGAGTTTAGGTAGTGGGCATAATTGATACCATATTAGCACATAGACATAGCGATTACGATAAAATATTTAGGCGTAATGCTATAACAATGGCCGAAGCAAGAAAAAAATCATTGGGTTGGTTTTTCCAGAAGATTAGTGAGATTAAAAATTATGGACTACAACCGGAAACTTTAATCAGAACTAAACCCATAATGAATAAAAGTACAATCTTACCCGGTGAAATGTATATGTTTTTCTATGATGCTAAATATAAAGATACATTACCATATTGGGATAGATTTCCACTAATATTTCCATTTAGGTTGACGAATAACGGGTTTATTGGCCTTAATATGCACTATTTAATATATGATTTAAGAATACGGTTAATGGATTCACTAATATCATTAAAACTAGCGCCGGGATATACTCAATCATCTAGGTTAAATATTACTTGGCAATATATACAAGCATTATCCCAACATAAATTAGCGATACCGTGTGTACATAGATATATTACTGCCAATGTAAGATCACCATTTAAAAAAATACCCGGAGAAGATTGGGCAACAGCATTATTATTACCTGTTGAAACATTTATGAAACAATCTAAACAAACTGTATGGAAAGAATCTACTAGAATTATAGGAAAAGTATAATGTCATTCGATAAATTTTTAGCGCATGTTAGAAACAAAAGTCTTTCTAGGCAAAATAGATTTGAAATTATTATTCCATATGGAGATTCACAATTGGTTTCTCTTATGTGTCATTCGGTGACATTACCTTCACAATTTATGGTATCTGATACAAATATAATGTTTGGTATTAGTAGAGATCATGCTTGGAGTAAAAACACTAATCAAATAGTAATGCGATTTTATATGGATACCGACCTTAAAGTCAAAAAAACATTTGATAATTGGGCAAAACAAATCCAAAATCCAGAAAACGGTATTATGGATTATTATAAAAATTATGTGAGAGATATTACCATTAAAGTATTGGATATTAATGATAAAATTCGTAATGAAATCCAAGTGTATGAAGCATATCCCAAAAGCATTGAAGGGGATATGTTTGACCATAAAGCCAATAATGTTATTCCGACATTAACGGTATCATTTAATTGTAGATATTATAAAAATAAACGATGAACTTAAAACTTATTAATGAACAATTGAATTTACCCGATATAGAATTAATCACTAAATCGGGAGATCATATTATGCAACTCCCAGAAGAAACTGTATCTGATCCTATTGAATATGATTATAACAAATCCCGTAATAATCTCCATTCACTATTATCTCAAGGACAAGATGCACTAAATTATGCCCTAGAAGTCGCTAAACAATCAGAAAACGCTAGGGCTTTTGAAGTGGTCGGCAATATTATAAAACAATTGGCGGATATTAACCATCAATTATTGGATATTTCTGAGAAAAAACAACGCTTAACCACTAAAAAACCTGATGTACAACAACAAGTGACCAATAATAATGCTATATTTGTTGGTTCTACGTCTGAATTAACGAAAATGATAAAACAACTTAATCCATTAACTGAACACTGATAACTGAGGAACTTATTATGCCTTTACCGATTCAACCTGCACCAACCTATTCTTTAACTATTCCTTCTACTAAAAAAACTATTAAATATCGCCCATTTTTAGTACGAGAAGAAAAAGCATTACTTATTGCCCAAATGACCAGTGATGTCGATGTGATGCTAGATACACTTAAATCAGTAATTGAATCTTGCGTTACTACTAAAATTGATGTGGATAAATTAGCTTCATTTGATTTTGAATATATCTTTTCACAATTAAGAGCAGTATCCGTTGGCGAATCTGTAGACCTAACATTTCGCTGTGATAAATGTAATGACGAAAAAGCTAGAGCCACAGTAGAAATTAATCTTAAAGAATTAACTGTCGATATTCCTAAAGATTTTTCTAATAAAATTCCATTATTTGATAATGTCGGAGTAATTATGAAATATCCTTCAGTGAGAGATATTACTAATGCTCAAACAAATGCCGGTAATTTAGATGATATGTTTGCCGTTGTAGTGAATTGTGTTGAATCTGTATACGATGAAGAGCAAATGTATAAAGCATCAGAGCAAACACCTAAAGAATTACTTACATTTATTGAGTCTTTAAAGGGTGAACAATTTAAAAAGATTGAAGACTATTTTGAATCATTACCTAAATTAAGTACTCAAGTATCTTATCAATGTCCTGTATGTAAAGAAACGTATACCAAAACAGTAGCAGGTCTATCCAATTTTTTTTAGTAAATTTGGCACATGAATCTTTGGAAAACTATTATACGATGAATTTTTCATTGATGAAACAACATCAATTTAGTTTAACAGAATTAGAAGATATGATGCCATTTGAGAGAGAAATATACGTTACATTATTAAAAGATCATTTGAAAAAAGAAGAAAATTCCATAGACGAATAATTTAATAGAGCAAACATAGAGTAAACATATGACCCAACAATCTTTTGACTTCGGACCATCACACAATACCCGTAATCCCGCAACAGATACTTCTTCATCTGCGGGTATTGATGATCTTATTTCTAAATTAGGGTCTATGTTGTCTCTTACCCCTAAAAGTAATGATAATTTAGCTGAGATATTAAAGAAAGCTGTTAAAGAGGGTATTGAAGAAGCGCAAAAGTCAGACGCTAGAACGGATGATAGCGAAGAAAGAGCCGCAGAAAGACATCATAAAGAAATTGTCAATGAATTAAAAAGAATTGCTAGTCTAGGTGGTGGTAAAGGATATGGTGGTGGATCTGATACTGACGAAAAGAAAAAAGATGATGAATTGTCTTTTTCTGATATAATAAAATGGGGAGTAGTAGCGGGTGGTGTTGCAACATTAATATCTAATTTAGATTTATTAACGTCTTCTTTTAATGATAGTGTTAATAAAGTAATAAAATTTAAGGATAATGTTACGGGGTATATTACCGAAACTGAAAAATTTTCCGAAAGAATGGGGAAAATAGTAAATGAAAGTTTTACTAAAGAAGGGGCCATTGGATTACTAATAGGGGCATTTTCTCCTGGGGGATTATTAGCAAAAGCAGTATTAGGGTTTTTGGGATTAGTAACTGGGGGTCAAGTTGGCGCAAAATTAAAAGAATGGGGCGTTGATGCCGATTCTGTCAGTATGGGCGGAATGGCTGGTGGATTAGCTGCAATGAAATTGGGTGGTCCTCCTATAATGAGAGGACTGGAGTTTTTAGGGGGATTTGCATTAGGGGATCATGTTACATCTTCTTTTACTGGGGAAACATCGCTTGCTCAAAAAGTCATTGAACAGGGCGAAAATGTTATACACACTGCCCCAGATCAATTTACTAGTTTTACTTCTAATTTTAGTTTACCTAGTGTCGCCAATATATTAGGAATATCCAATAATCAAGATACTACTGTTAGTGATATTGATAAAGAAATAGTAAAACTTCAACAAGCAATTAAAGATAACAAAACAGGTGGTCTTAGTAAATCAGAATTCTATACACAATTGGGTAAAAAACCTATAGAAGAACAAAATCAAATTGGGGAAGAAATTAAAGCAAGACGGAAAGATTTTGAAAAGAAAATAGAAGAATTAACTGCGGCAAAAGAAAAGTATATACAAGAACAAGAAGATGCTAAAGATCCATATGGGGCAAAAATTAGACAATATGATAAAGAAATAAAAGAATTAAAGGAATTGCAAGAAAAAAGAAGTAAAATGGGTGTTGTGGGGACGACAGGTGATTATAATACAAGACAACGAGAGCAAATAAAATTAACGGCACAAATAAGCGAATTAGAGAAAAACAAAGAACAATTTATAAATGAGAATAAAGCGGCTAGTATTGCAGATTTGCAACGATCAATAACTAGTCTTGATATTCCTACTGACCCTACTGCTGGACAATCAAATTATTTCGGGGCTAGTGCAGCAACTGCGATAGCAACTGGGGGAGCATTTGGTATGATGTTTGGTGGCCCTGGTGGTGCTGGGGTTGGTGCTGCTGCTGCTTTTGCGCTAGATTCAGCAACAGAATTATTTGTCACAACAATAGAACAATATATAATAAATGATCTTAAATTAGCACCCATTAATTTTATAGATCTAGTTACAAAAAGTCCTACTGTAGCAGTTCAATTATTAAAAAAATATGCAGATGATAACCCAGCACAAGCTGCTTTTCTGTTTGGTACGCTTAGTGCGGCGGCATTGGCCCCAGGTTCAGTTGGAAAAACTATTGTAGGATTGATAAAAAACATTCCTACATTGGGAATAAAAACTGTAACATATGCTGGTAAAGGAGCATTACCAACTGCTATAGGATCAGTAACAAATACATCATGGGATGTTTTTTCTGGTGTTGGTGGTTCTGCTAGTCGTGCATTAACTGCTGGGGGGATTGGTGGTAGTATTACTGCATTAACGCTAGGACAAAATGACAATACTACTGGTTTACCATCGGTTTTTAATCCACTTGTACCAACACCATCGTTACCAACTGCACCATCTTTACCGGGTGGTGGCGCAGCATTACCCACTGATAATACAAGAAATGATTCGAGTGGATCATGGGGCAATGTTTTTGGTGATATGGTAAATAGGTTTTCTGGTGGTTCTTTTACAGCGATACCACAAAATCCAGTTAATGTTCCACAAGGTAATGCACCAACTACTTTTAATGGTAAACCGCTTACTCATGATATGTTTAAGGGAGACAACAGAACTTTTGATAATCATAATTTTGTTAATGATGGTTTAACCACTGTAATAAAAACGAATAAGGGAACTCAAATAGAAGTAGCAACTAATAGAGCAAGTCAATTCTTAGGATTTCTTAATGAATTAGAAGGAAAGGGATATAACATAAGGGTTAAAGGCGGACTTGGTAATCGCCATGGTAGTACAACAACACCCAAAGATAGCCTACACAATTTAGGGTTAGCCATAGACATAAACCCCAGAGAAAACCCATATGCTAAACACGCAGGCGCTCCGTTAGTGACAGATATGGGCAAATATAACGTAGGAGCAATGGCACGAAGATACGGACTAAAATGGGGAGGAGAATGGGATAGACCAGACGCAATGCATTTTGAAGTAGATAAATCGCTTAGAACCGCTGAAGAAGACAATAAAAATATAGCAAATTCTATATTTGCCAAACGGGCTATGGGATTAACTGGAAATACATCACAAAATCCTATGGGAGATTTAATTGGTCAAATATTAAGAACCGAATCTCATGGTAATCCTAATGCTTTTTGGGGAGATAAATCTGGTAAATATGATGATTTATTAGGTAGAAAACAACTTAGTCAATTAACTTTTGCTGAATTACGAGAATTTCAGAAAAAATTAACTGAACGTACTAGAGGATTCGATCCCAAACACCCCGATAAAGGTACTTCTGCGGCAGGTATCGGACAATGGGTTGGTTCTACTTTATTTGGTGAAAACTATGACAATACAGGATTTTTAAAAGATTATTTTGGTGGTAAAAATTATGACAATGAAGTGTTTAGTTTAGATAGACAAAAGGATATGTTTAAATCTTTCTTAAAATCAAAAAAATATGGTAATTTAGAAGGATTTTTAGGTAGTAATATGTCGTCTGAAGCATATGCAACTCAATTAGGTAATCAATGGCAAGGTGTACAAAATCCAGAAGAAAAACAAAGGTTAATAGCCACTCTAGATAAATTAAAAAAGAGTCCTCACGCCAATATTGATAAAGAACTAGACAATTTAATGGCACAAATGGATTCTTTAGTATCTACTTCTGATAAATTTAATAATGCTATGGGTGATGTTGGAAAAGCTGTTAAATCTGCTTTATCATCATTAGGCGATTTCTTTAAAAATATTATGGAAGAAGCACCTAAATTATTACCTGATGAACTTAAAGCATTGGTTGATATGCCTGGAGTATTAGATTTTCTGGAACCTTTATTTGGTGGAGAATCTAGAAGTACTTTAGCGCATCCTACTCGTACACTAGAAAAGGGTGATATATTAAAAGTTAAATCAATGATTCTGGGTAAAAGTGTAGAAGAATTACAAGCAATGGAATCAGCTAAATTAAATAATGTTGAAATTACTCCATTAACAAATGGTAATGATTTATTATATACATCTAAGAGGGTTGCGGATAATAAGAGTCGGGCAAATAATAACTATTTAGGTGATATTATTAATATGACCGCAGCACAAACACATCAGGGAGAATCAGTTAAAGGCAATATATTTAATGGTGCTGGCGGATATACTGATACCCACCACCCAGGAGATAGAGACGCATTTGCGATCAACATATATAGTTATGGAGATGGTCCTGCGTTCTATAACTCCGGGGGGACTGGGCCTTTTGGCTTTTAACTATCGGTTAATAACTTGTTAAAATATTCCTCATAATCTTCTTCAGTTTCTTCTACAGGTGCTGAAGACGTTTTAATAGGAGGTTCTTTTAGAGTGTTAGCTTTATTCACATAATCACTAGCTGTACCCACATTGCTATTATCACGATCATAAACATAATCTAGACGTTTCTTTAATTCATCATAAGTTTTGAAATACTTATCAGAAAGAAACTCTGATAGCGCATATTGTTTTTCAGCAATTTCCTGAATATATTCATCACTACCAATTGGCGCAGGAGTATCCCAAGTGCTACTAATATATGTTGGCATTGCTCTATCACCAACTTTTTCGCCATTCTTTAGACGCAACTTAAAATTGGCTCCATCCCAATAATCAAAAATAGGTACTGGAGTTTCATCTTCAAATTCAGGAGAAATCTTAGCAACGATCATCTTATGAATTTGAGGACCATAACGGAATAAAAACACCTTACCATTGTTTTCTGGATGTTTAGGATCATTAACCATTAATATATTGGAAATATATTTGGTGTTTAATCGTTGGTTTCTGGCAATGAGTTTGTCAGTTTCATTACCGCTCTTAAATAAACGACCATTGAGTTCGTATACTGGATCAGGTTTTTTAAATGTTACTAATGAATTTTCGATATAAAATTTACCAGTTGGACCCTTAAATGAATAGGCAAGATATTTTACATAGGGCAAATCATCGCCTTCTGTTTGGTAAAGAAACCTAATAACGGCAGTGGCATTACCTAACTTATCAACTTCTGGTTTCCAAAAACGAGTATCCTCATATGTTTTGGGTGTGTATTCTTCTGCAATGTTAGACTTTAATGCATCAAAATTTACGCCACGATTTCTTTTTAAAGATGCGATATCAACCATAATAATTCCTCTGTATATATTGAATAAATGTTGGTACTTCGAGTGTTTTGAGATTATTTATCTATAATAATCTTTGTATGCTTCAATATCGTAATAAATATCATTCTCTGGATATTGAACATTTTTGTGTGGATACTTTAGTGTGTTTTTTTTCTTACTTCTCTCTCCTTTACGGTTAGAATTATCGGTAAAATCATTATAGTCATCATATGATTCTTTGCGTACTGTTTTGCCCATGTTATTGTTAAAATTCCTCGTTTAAATAACTAAAATAAATTGGCATTATTTTTTCTTTCTTATAGTGAACAAATCCCTTAGACTTTTCAACCCGTATTAACTCATCCTTAAATAATAACATCTTATTGTCGTTTTCTTTCAAATTACTAATTAAATTGATAATATCATCTAAAATTCTAAAAGTTTCGATAGTAATTTTCTTACCTAAAAATAAGTCTAACACACTTTCGCTACTTTGTCCAGCACTTTTTAATGATACCTTTCTATTTAGTAATGTGTACATATCGTCCGTAAATACCTTAGTAATAGATTGCTTTCTTCTAAGATATTCAGTATAATTATGAATACTTTCTTCAAGATCATAAACTAATGGAAAATTATTATACATAAGATTAGCGGCAATAAAGGGAATAACCTCCTGGGGCGTATTATATATTTTGGCTAATTTATCATATAATAGATAATCCTTTCTCTTTAAAAAGGTTTCATAAGTTCCTCGTAAATATCCTTTGTTTTTAAATATCGAAAATTCTGCCCTGGTGAAATGTAACTTTAAAGCAATATGTAACTGGAAAATTCTGAAACCATCCATATTATCCACATTTACAAGTTAAGGGTTGGTTCCTTTGTGATATAATTTAATTGCTTATAATCATTAATTAACTTTTCTTTTAATGATGTGTTGATTAAATTAGTTATTTCATAAGGTTCCAACATATGATTGTCACAATAATTTATAATAGCATCAATATAATTTGATTTATCTTGTTTGGCGATCCTTTCAATGTATAAGGAAAAATCGTTGGACGTTGTAAATTTATTTGGGGACATAGGGTTGAAAATTCTCCTCCATTTTTGCAATAGTTTCTTGAGGAACATTGTGAATAGACTCATACTTACTATTGAGTTCTACTACTTCAATATTAAGTTCGGGAATAATCTCTGTAAGTTTCAGATATTTGTCCATTTCCCAAAGTTTAATAAAGGTATTAGAAACAATGACATTATGACCAAGCATCAATTCCCGTAAGACATTGTTATAACACCATTCATGAGCATTTTTGATATACCGCTTATCAAATTTGTAATTACCCGCACAATCATTAAAAAACATATCCGCCTCAAAATGCTGCGTATATAAAACACCTTTATGATTGGGAGTAACTAAATGACAAGAATCATCCTTAACTAACAAAGACTTAGCTAGAGTACTTTTGCCACTACCAGGAATTCCACGAATAATCAGTAAGTTCATTGCATGTCTCTCATGTTGAAGTGTATAGTATAATCGAGTTCCAAAAATTTGTCAAGAATATTATGCTACGATATCGGGTAATTCTCTGCTAATAGATTTTACGGAAGCAAGTTTGGGCGATACTTTTTTGGGTTTAATGGGTATAGGTATATTATCCGAATGTGAACTATCATTGGCGGAAATATATGACATAGTATGATCGTTATCTTGAATAATAATTGCTACTACTCGTCTATCATGAAAAGAAATTAAAGGATAATATTCTAACATTAGAATTCTAAATCAATTAAAAGATTGTTATTAAAATAAATCAAAAAAGGAGGAATATTACCTTTCAACATTAACATATACATTTTAATCATTAGAAGGTAAAAAAAACAATTCTCCAATATATGTATAGAATTTTAACAATATTGATTTACTCTTTTGACTCTATTGGTAAAAACTATAAAATCCTTAAACTTATTTAATTTTCTGGATAATGATATATGTGAATCTTCGTATAACCAGTCTAAAATTTTTATAATACTACTTTGGTTACAAACCCTTAATCTATGTATATTTTTGTTTTTACCGTGTAATGATATAGATATTGTTATAGTGTTATCTATATATTTTAAAAATATCTCTTTACACGATATACAAAATGATTCTGTTCCTAGTAAGGAAAATTCTGAAGAATTTTTGTTAAAGGTTATACACCCATCACCATCAAAGCATCCTCGTATAAAATGACTAATGAAATTTTCTTCTATAGTTGGAAAATTTAGGCGAAAAGTTTTATTTTTAACACATCCTAAATTTTGTATATCCTTTGATAACTTAACAGAACAAATATTGACCCTCACCCCATTATTTTTGATAGATAGTACCATATTTGTATTTGGTGATAACTCTTTGTTTAAATATTCTAAAATTTCTATATCTTTATTGTGTAATTGAAGTTGAATTAACTTATCACATACATACCCATCAGCATAAAGATATCCTAAAAAATAGGCTTTATGTTCTGTATCTACTTTTTCAAAATATGTTTTGTCTATATTATGTTTTATCATTTATATTATATTTAAGTTGTTGGGCATTAAAATGTTAAATCGAGTAAAAGATTATTATTAAAGTGTGGGTTCTCGTTGCCATAACCTTTAGGATTACATATTACCCTAGTATTACCTTTATAATAATCATATGAACCGTGGACGTGACCATGTATCCAATATTGAATATCTCCCATATATTTCTCCATATCTGCTACAAAATAACTATTAAGTCCAGAATTTCTATATACATCATCAATACTACTAAATGAGGGACAAAAATGACTAATGACTACTCGTTTAGTTTCTTTAGGTAGTCTTAATAAATGTTTTAAACCTTTCACAAATAATTGATGCTGAGTTTTATGTTTGTTAATTGTCCAGTTTTTAATAATCGAAAAATCATTAATACCAGTTTTTGCCGCCAATTCTTCTCCTATACGATTAGCTTCTCCATACAACAAAAAATCGGTAAACATAGTTCCGCCATAGAAATAGATATCATTATAGACAAATGTACTATTATCCAAATATTTAAAATTAGCATACCGATCTTCTAATGACTTTAAATACATATTTTCAGTATTAAAGTCGGAACGGTAAAATTCATGATTACCTGCTACCATTAAAATTTGTACATTTGAAGGAATACTACCCAATAATTCTGTATGTCGGCCTTTAGTATTAATATCACCGGCTAAAATTAAAATATCTTCGCCTATATATTTGTATTGAAAAGTATAACCTTCCATATGTAAATCACTCAGAAGGCGAACTTTAGGATTACTATAACGATTGTTGGTAATCATATTAAAAAATATCCTACTTTTTTATCTACTGGCATATTATGAAATATTTGTACAGGATGAAGATTATTCTTTTTTGCCATGAAGAAAATAGCAGATAAACGATGATCCTTAACCTTCATAGCAAATTCCTTTTGATCAGTAATATTTTTAACTGATTTCCATACTTCATTTAATTCATCATTTACGACATTAATATCCTCATTAGCTGCATCAAAGAATTCCTTATACTCTGGAAAATATACTAGAAATTCATCCGCCTCACCTGTAAAAATAAGTGTGAAAATATTCTTACGAGTAGGTTTAGTATCTTCTCCCCGTAATCTATGTGCTACCAAATAAGCAGTAGATTTTAACTTGATCCTTTTGTTGCTATTCTCATCCCATAAAACAAATCCTTCTTTAAGATTGGGAAGATTATTGGCCAAATTAATTAGTGCATTAGTATCAGCAGGAATATCATAAAATTCTGGTAAACGAATATTAAGTAATGTAAAATAACTATGCATAAAATATTCCATGATATCTTTTGTTAACCATTTACCATCATAATAAGTACCTCCTAAAAAAACCATTTCTGTTTTTTCATATGGAGTAACAATACGATTTAATGGCGAAATAAATTCAAATACAAAAGTGATATTAGTAGCATCAACGACATTTTTAAAGAATACCTGAAATAATTCCTCAGAATCAAATCCAAAAGCATCGAGTAGTGCGGTTTTCCAATTACCTAATACTTCATGATCTAATTCACATTTTGCTTGAGAACGAGAACTAATTTCAAAACGATCAGTAGTAGGATTGTAATAAACACCAATCAAACTACCATCAGCTTTCTCCATAATATGACAATGATCCCAATCAAAATCAGTATATTCTTCTGGATTTTCTCCTAGATTAAAAAACCTATCAAATTTTCGAGAAACAACAGTATACGTCGTTCTATCTAAAATAAGAGAACGACATTCCATAGTAATAGGATCAGTCTTAGGAGAATCAATCATATGATAATTCAACATAAGCAAATTATCTTCTGGATAATCCCTAATTTTAATCCCATACTTTTCTGTTAAATCTGTTAAAGGATTGTCAGATTTAGTTAAAAATTCTTGTACCGATAACATACTAATCTCGTTTGATTGAATTATAATAAGTTTGAAGAATACTTTGTAGAATTTCCCCAGTAAGAGTCTTTAATTCTTCATCATCATGATACTCTGGTTTCTTATAAAAGTCAAGCGTATAATTTAAAATGTTATCCACTAAATTAATATCACAATAAGAATAGGATACTTTCTTATATTTACCCGATAAAATAGTAATAAGAAATACGTTGTGCTTCTTTTCCCGTATTCTAAATTTAGGTAGATTATTTATCATTTAATTCTGTCCAATCTGTTGCCCAATAAGCAAAATCAGGTACTTTTTCATAATCGAGCGTTAATGGTTTATTATTTGGTACATTACTTGATACTGCAAATACTGTATATACATCGTTAGGTAATTTACATACACCCACACGATAATATGTTTTGCGTGGAGCGATACGATACTCATATTGCGCAAAATTAAAGGTAGGATCGAGTGTTTTTACCCATTTATCGTCATAATCTATTGATTTTGCTTCAATTGTTTTACCACTTTTATATGCAAGTAATACACTAATCATTTCTGAAATAGTCATCATAAACCTCTTATATATTCAATTAATTCCGATTGTTCCCAAGGTGATAGATCATAATTCGGACGAGCATCTATACCAACGTCTAATGCATTATTATGATATTTCGCTAAAGTTCCGTGTGTGTGTCCGTGTAAATGAATTGCCCCATAAGATTGCCCATTCCAACTTAAAATTGGGTAATGACATAGAATAAAAAACTGTTTACCAGCCTTAATTTCACAATATTGCGGCAATACTGTAGAAATATTAGTATTAACAGTTAGTCGGGTTTTGTCGTGATTTCCTGGTATAAGATTAATTTTGCCCTTTAATCTACTCAGAATTTTTGCGGTATTTTCAATGTTGGAGAAACTGACATCACCCAAGTGATAAACGATATCATGATCGGTTACTTTATCATTCCAGGCAGCAATAATAGCCTCATTCATTTCCTCAACATTATTAAATTGCCCACGACTATTTGGACAATATTTAATAATATTATTGTGGAAAAAATGGGTATCCGATGTATAGAAAATGTTCTTCATGCGTAGGTATCAATAACAAACGATTGATCAGTGTCAAGATGACGTTTGGCGATATTGAAAAGATCCTTAACGCAAGTCAACGCATCACCCGAAAATTGATGTCTATTGAACGATTCGATAGTCATAATAACATACTCCTTCATATAAGTCGGTACACTATTGTTATGATTCTCGATGAAGTTGATGTTGGAACTCTTGATTTTCAGCACCAAACTATTCTGCTTGTAAATGGACAACGACCCCTCGTTCTTGATCGCGGTCTTGGTTGCTTGAGTAATCATGTTTTCTTCCAGTTGTTGAGCCAATGAAGATATTATACTAGCACTTCCCCAAACTGTAAAGAACTATTTTAAAATATTTTTGTTGTTGAAAAGATACATCCCTGTACCATATTCCCTTTTTTTGTGTTAGAATCGGGCTAAATACCCAACCTTAAATGCATTATACTCGATATCACCCACGGAATAATCATAGCCAGCAACAACAGAATTATGTGGATTAAAGGCATATTCGCCATTTAATCTAAAAGTGCTGGTTTGATAGTTGTCTTGTGTATCAAAACTATCGCGGAACCTATAAGCTATACCAACATTATAATCTTTTGCTGGAGCGTATTTAACTTCTGGTTGTACTGAATAATATTGGAAATCAGACTTAACAACATCTGCCACCCAATTACTTCCTAAACCAACTCTACCACCAACATTCCAATCAGAATTCATTTTATAGAAGTAGGATGCACCACCTTCTAATTGATTTACTGATGTATCGGTGTCTTTAACATCCTGAAATTCTGTTCTTACATCGAGTAAAATAGAATTTAGTTTGTCTTCATATACTTTTCCACCAAAATTTAGCGAATAAGCATTAGCACTATAGTCAGACGTTTTTCCTACACCATTATAATATGTGTAATCAATACCCGTAAAGATATTGGCATACACAGGCGCAGAAATTAGTGCTGTAGTTAATACTAGATGTTTAATCATAAGAAATTCCTCTATTTTGTTTAAATTAGCCTATCATGTAATTACTGCTTCAAGTTTTCTTCTATAATATGCCTTTAGTACTGTAGTAATAAGCATAGCATCTAAAGGCACTATAGTATCGAAATATTTTGCGACAATTCTATTATTGTCTTTAATTACTCTACCACTACCCCATTTAGAATTATATATCGTACATTTATCAAGGGGCTTTAATAATGAATATAAAACGCTTAAATCTTTTTCACTGAATAAATACAAATTGTCGTTATATACATTATACATTGTTATCTCTTCTATTAGCTTTAAATTTAGCTTTAATTCTTCTGCGTAATTCTTCTGCATTTAGCCATAATTCTGCACCATTTTTTATTCTATTAAATTCTTCTTTAGTCAAAAATCCTTTATAGGTATCTTTAATAAGTTTTTCGATTTGAATTACGGCAAAATCGGTATGACTTTTAATATTTAGTACATTGCCAGAATAACCCATATGTACGGTATGAATCATCGTATAAGCATTATCAAGTATTACAATATTATCACAATTTAAAGCAATAATAGAAGCAGCAGAATGACACGCGCCCATTAATATTGCAGTAATATTCGCATTTGATAATTTAATACCTTCTACTAATGATAAAGTTGTATCTAAATTACCACCAAAACAATTAATATAAATGTTAATACTATCCATTTCAGAACTATTAACAAGTATATTTAAGAAATCACGATATTCAGAAGGTTCTCCAATGTCTGAATCTAAAAAAATATTATGTCGTTTCGCATATATATCAAGAGTTTTTATATAACTTTGATCCTTCTCTAATGTTTGCATTGGCATCATTACATTCATACTATACTCCAATTTACTTATAAAATTTATGTTTTCCTATAACTGCTGTACGTTTGATAGAATAATTTCCTTTACCTGAATTGAAATATAAAGCTCCATTAGTAGGATCATTAATATTTTCGTGATTATTATACACATATTCGGCTATTTTTTTGCTATCCAGAAAGGCTATTGTATCTTTGGGTTTACTTTTTTTACCTACCCAAGAAAATTGACCTTTTTGTTTAATAACGTCACAGGCATTATCTGGATATTTATTGCTCTTAATTCTATTCATTACGACCAATGCTACTGATAATCGTCCCTTATATGGTTCTCCTCGACTCTCATGATATATATTGTGCGCTAAACATTCAATTTCTTTATCCGATGATTTATTTATTTTACTAATTGCTGTCTGGTTAAAACACATTAGTATTACTAGTGTTAGTATTTTACTCATAAAGTTGCCTTCTGTATGTAAAAACTAGCAGATAATTATACTTGTATTCCTAATCATTAGAAATTCAATCTACTTGTTTTTTTATTATTTGTTTTTTTGACACATAACAAAGAACATATTGTATCATATGTTTTTGAAATTGTCAATAGTGATAGTACAAAAAATATTGTACTTTAATGAATAACCGTGTCAATAGGTTACAGTGAAGTCATAGATAAATATTGTTCCTCTTATTCGACATATTTTTTTAATTTAATATAATAATCAGGCATCTCACCCAAATGTGCTAAAGCTATTTTTTTAGCAGTTTCATAATCTTTAGAGTGTTCGTGCTCAATAGAAATACCCAAATTTAATTGCTTATTCATATAGTCTAAAGATTTATTGTGTTTTTTCGATAAATAGTCAATACTTTTTACCGGAACATCTAATTCTTGTTTTAAGGTGTTATAGGATTTCAATATCCATACTCCAATTTAAATTGTTTTCTGAGATTAATAAAACCGGGTATCCAATCAATAACTTTTTCTTTAAATATTTGGGTATCATTATTATCTACCCCAATAATAATTACCATATCTTTTACAACAATATTAGTCAATTCAGTAAACATAAAAGAATATACGGCAGTTTGAAAAAAATAACTGCTGATCCACTCTTTTTTCTTTACTTTTGCCGATGTTTTTAAATCTATTGTCGATAATTTACCTTCATATTCTCCAATAATATCTACAGTACCGGCAACTTTTAATTTTTCAGTATATAAGCGTGTTTCTAAAGCATGAATATTATCAATTTTATCTAAGTAGGGTATCATTTTATTAAACATTGCTTTATGTTTATCTTTAATGATATAGTCTTCTTCTTTTAAATATTTTTCTGATAAATTATGTATAGTAGTTCCTCTAGAAGAAGCGGTTCCAGAAATTCTATTCGCTTCTGTTTCCCCTACTTTTGCTCGCCATTCCTTAATACTATCCCTACTTAATAATCCACATACTGTAGTTACTGATGGCACTCGAATAGACGATGGTAAAGCATATTGTCTACCTGATTCACTATTTATCTGTTCAATGGTTTTAATATCGTGATGAATAAAATTTCGCATTTATGTTCCAATAAATTCTTTGTGTGATAAGTATTCTAGGTATTTTTTATCCGCCAACGATAATTCTGAACCTTTATCATCTAATATTTCTCTAGGACTCATACATTTTTCTGGCATTTGATTTAATGGATATTTATAAGATAATTGATTGCACCAACATGATGAATTTAATGTACAATATAATTTATCCAATTTTACTTGTAATGGTAATAATTCTTGTAAAAGTTCGGGGTCACACATAATAAATTCTCACGTTAAAATTCTCCCTGTCCACATATGATAAGAAGTTAAATCTGTTGGTTTATTAGAAAAATGATTATTAAAAATTCCAGTAATAATATGTGTTGGTTGTTGTCCTAGTTGCATTTTCATATTTCTAGGTAAAATTAATTCCCCTTGACCTGGAATAATACTAGCAGGATCAGTAAATAAATGGGGAGATCCTTTTGGTAAATGAATTCTTAAAATATTTTTAACAAATTGTTTATTGCCCTCTTTATCGAAATAATCACTATACAAGCCAAAATCTTTAGAAACGTGTGGTGATAATGATGTAGAAAGATATGCGGGTAAACGAGCAATTTTACCTATATGTTGCAGAGGATGAAAATGAATACCTGAATATACCGTCATATCTTCTGGTAATGAATGGCGATTAATTAATGTATCTAATTTTCTAATATCAATGTCAGAATTAATATTGTCATTAGATCGTATAATATTTGGTGGTTTTTTATTGTTTCGGTGATATTCTATTAGGGTATTATTGAGATTAAAACTATTGGTAGTATAATGTTTAATAATATTTTGGTAATCTATATTTGCTGTATCGGTATTATTTAATAATTTTTTAATATGATTACTATGTTCATTATTAAAATATGGATAAACCTGTATATATGGAATTCCTATATCTTTAGGAGAATATTCACTAGTTTTATCAGGATCTTCTAAATAGTGTTTATTACCAGCAATAATTAATGGTTTTTCTCTAGGATTAAGATTTTCAACAATTTTATTATCAGAAAAACCGCCGCCATATCCAACCATTAACTCAGGAGAACTATTAAAATTCTTATAATTATCTGGATTACCACCACTATTAACAAATCCAATAAATTCATTCTCCATATAGTCTTTAAAGGATCTGTTAATCATGGTGGTATTGTTTATAGTCTTGTTAATGTAGAATGATCTTTTAAAGTAGATCCAGGCGCACGTTCATTGATCTTCTGTAATACTTCCTTCCAACCTGCATCTGGTTTTGTAATACCTAATCTTACCGGATCTCCTATACCCGGAAAACTAGAAAAATAAGAAACAACATGAGGATTAGTAAGTAAATATTGTTCTTTCTCACTATAACTCATGTGTTTCTCAAATATTTCCTCTGTTTCTGTGTTCCTGAATTCGTATATAGGCATCTTAACGTCTGCTAATAAATTCTAATTCAAAATTCTTTAAAGTCTTCGATAATGTCATATAAGCATTGTCGATACGTTTTTCGGTTTCTGGATACTTACCTACTGGAATTAGATCAGCAGTAAGTTTTAAACATTCTAATGCTTCAATAATTGCTGCATGAAGTTCTTTAATTTCCATCGTTAAACCCTCTCATTATTTTATATGTAGCTTCGTCAATATATTTTTGTCTTTGATTCATTAATATATGACGTTTGTGTGAATAAATATCAGTCGTCAATTGTTTGTCTACATTGTCAATTTTCTTATATTCTTTGTCAACATTATCTAACCAATTTTCAACCGCCACTTCTCTAGATTCCTTTTCTCGTTTGTTTTCTTCCTTAACCCAAAAACCTTTACCGACATAAATTGCTGTATAAACTACCCCCAAAAATATTGCAGTAGGTATAAAACCAATTGTATGAATCAAATGAGTAGTAATTAAATACATACCCACAAAACCAATACAAAACGCATAAACCACTTTCATCATAGGATTATTTAAGGAAGTCATATCAATAGCCAATCTGTTTAACGTAGGTATATTATGAACTATATGTGTGCCAATGTCAAGTATTAAATTTTTGCGCCATAATGTTCTAAAACGGTGCGCAAAGAATCTACCATATCTCTTACATATTTATGCTCCATGTTTGATGTATGCACATAATTATCGTATTCTTTCTTATATACATCATATAATAGCGACAATTCTGAAATTACAATCTTATCATTGGACTTGGGATGTTTCAATTGTTTTTACCTTTTGTTTTGGGAATTTTTTTGTATGTAATAATGCAATATCTTTATCTGATAGTAAACCAATATTATTATCGTAATCTAATTCATCATAATATTCTACTATCTGATCAAGTGGATTAATATCATCAACTAAATATGTGTTCATGATAGTTCTTTTTTTGCTTTATAATAATAAGCAGTGGCAGTATTAACCGAAACCCCTAATGCCATAATTTTAGGTTTAATAACAGCAATAGTCTTAATATCAGAATTACTATATATATCTTTTACTAAATCATAAATAGTTTTAGTAGATGCTTTAACGGGTTTCTTAATAGATTTAGTAGATACTTCGGTAGGTACTTTTGTAGTAGCGGTAAGTTCTTCAATAGCAGTCTCGTTAATAAGTTCCGCTACATTATAACTATTATAAATGCCAATAATAACTTCACTATCATCAGGATATTTATTGATTAAATACTTTTTAGCATCAATATGAGTATAACCTTTATTGAGTAAATTGGTGAATGTAATTTCTAGAATTTTAGTGTGCATTGTTGTTTTCCGATTTATAAGCGTTAATATATAATTTAATTTCTTCTTTTTCTTTAGTTAATATAGCAATGGGAATGTTATTTTCTATAATTAATTTATCCAATTGTTTATCTAATTGGTATAATTTTTGTATAGTATCATTAGCTGATATTGACAATGAATATAATAATAAGCTAAGTATAAGTTTCTGCATATTCTGATAATTGCTCGTATTCTTGTTTTGATAAATCTATACCAATGTGTACTCTATCCCACTCTGAATATTTAAAACATTCGATATAAAAATTATCTACTAACTTAACTCTAAATAGTCCGGTAGAAGTAGTAATATAAAGAAATGGTACTACTTTACTTTCTAAAATATTCACTTCTTATGTCCTCTAGTTACTTTTAGAAAATCAATGTTGTTATTATAGCCACTATCCGGGTTAACGGTCCATTCTATAATTTTTATCGGGGTAAGTTGATGAATTCCTGCCATACACCCATCACACGGTTTAGCAAGACGATAACCAGCAGGAGTAACGCGCATAACAACGATTTTATGAGCATTATGAATTTCACGACACTTTACAATCGCATCAATTTCAGCGTGAATGTATATAGCATTGGGTTTACCTACAGACTTAGACATCGAATATTGTACCCTATGCGTTCGATGATATGAATTCTCCCCAATCGACAATATCCTACCCCGCTTATCGTAAATAATTGCCTTAATATGATGCTGATTACACTTACTCATGATAACCTCAATTGTGTCTATTCAAATATTATACTACAACATTTCCTAATATACAAGCACTAAAAATGATGTGAATATATAATTCCCAATATAAACCCAACAAGTAAACTAATTATCATAGTGATTATTAGATTAACATTATGCCGACATCTATACCCAAGATGATTCATAATAACCTCCTCCAATTCTAGATAATCTTTAATCGACTTTTCTAAAACTGGAGAAGGTTTAATAGTGGGTTTTGTGCGTACCATTAACGAATCTCATCATGAATAGACGGTACACTATTTTTCAAAGCACATTCAGCATCAATCATTTTATCAGTGTCATCAATAACTACAGGATTAACAGCACATCCAGACAACAACACCAGAATAAATACCATAATCTTCATTTAAATTGCTCCCATAAATCCCAAAATCATATAAGCGATAGGAAAAGCCAATACCATCATCATACCAAATTCTTTAATGTTCATGTTATTCCTCAATCATATACCGAATACTATCACGATAAGAGTTATGAGAACGACGAATTTGACGCTTAGTATCAGTATCAGTACAGCGGCGAATATCATCCCAGGCATTAGGTAGATTGTTGGGACGCCTCTTTGCACGAATCAGTTTTGCAATGGTGGGTTCTGCATTCTGAGCCATTTCATTATGACTCTTAACACTGCGATAATACTTAGAATATGACATTTACTTCTCCTTTAAAAGTAACGAACGCGAGAAAAATCGGTATCGGAAAAATCAAGATTGGGATCAATCCCAACAGTAGTACCATTTGCACTATTTTCCATATCTTTTGCGGTAAGTTGTGTGAATCCTTTATAGTTACCCGTTTTAATTAGTACCTGTTCTACCATATTAGCTACAGCAAGTCTACCATCTACATAATCATCCTCCGAATTAAGCAGAACATTGTTTGCAAATTGTTTGATAAAGTCTACGCTGATGGTCTTACGAGGAATCATTGCTATCTCCGTTGTTGAGTTGATAAGGAGTATTATACGCTCTTTATCAACCGTGTCAAGTTATTATCTTACTGATTTACGAACTTAATGATGCTGCAATAGCATTAGGATTAACAGACGAACAATTGGATGAATTATTTACATTAGCGCCAACATTGTAAATATTTGTTTATACAATTAATATCTTTAATTTTAGTATTTGCTTTTAAAGAATAGTCACTAAACACACCCAGTAAAGTGACTATTTTTTTCATATATAATTAAAATATATTCAAAGGTTCCTCAACAAAATTATACATTGGGTATAAATTGTCATAAAACAATTTAGCGGTTAATAAATGCATACCCAAATAATGTTTAACAAATTGACCATGTTTATCAATAGTTGTAGCAAAATATAACATATAATTCTCCTAGTAATTAACCAAGTATATTATTCGATTAACTCTATTACTGTATCATTTCTACCCATATAATAACGATATAATAAATTTTTATAGATAAATCTTAATTCATTTTTATCAATTACTTCTGGGGTATTTTCATTTTCTGTACAAATTACTTTACAATTTTCGGTTATTAATTTCCGAGTAATTTTATCATTTAATTCAAATAATATATAATTATCTAGATAGTCTTTAATCTCCTGTAAATTTTGCATTGATTCTCCAATTAATTATTAAGTTTTTTTATAATAGGCAATGGATGTTTTGTATATTGTAGCGGTTCATCATAATCTACTGTCATCATTTCTTTCCAATTTCTATTACCATATTCAGTAGTAATACCGTCTTCAATAGCTTTATCCCAGGCTAGTGTGTATCTAATGCTGGTATATATTTCCCAATCTAAATCTGGCTTTTCAAACATACCTAGTGAACATTTTTTAAAATTTGGTATATCATTAATAATATCTTTTACATCATTAATAATAGAGTAAGTATTAACTGAATTACCATTTTCGTCTAATAAACAATTTAATGCCAAATCGAATTGCCCCATATATAATCGGGCTTTAATTTCCATAGCATCCCGAATTTCACGCAATTGCACTTCATTTACTTTTAATATATATTCAGTCATGATAATTGTCCATAATTCTTTTTTTGTTTTCTCTGGATTGTTCTGGTGTTGTGATCCATTCTTCACAATAATTACAGATAGAATGTAATAAGGTAATATCCGAATATTGATGAGTATATTCTACCAAATCACCGTATCCACAAATAGGACATATTGTATTTATTTCGGCCATATTATTAAATCCCGTTATGCGCCATTAGTGACGAGTTATCCTCAAAATTGGGTTTTATACGCCACTAATGACGATTTATCTATTGGTGAATTACTCTTTAAACCATTCATTAAAGGGTAATTCAACATAAATCATACCTAGCAATCATAATAGTATTGTTCATAATATTTTCAGGAGTAAATTGTTCCATGTCATTGTTGATAATGGCTTTAAGAATAACAGGACTAAATCCAGAAACTAATGCTACACCTGATTGATCAAATTTTACTGGAACATTATCATACGCACTAAGATTCCAGAATACAATTTTAGGCATATCATAACCCGCATTTGTATATTTTCGAGTAATCATTTGAAAAGCAGTATCATCAAAAGATATACATTCATTAAATTGCATATCACTAAAGATTAAGAGTGTTTTAGGCATTTCTTGTTGTGGTACTTTGCCTTCAATAGCAACACGAAGAATAGTATCAAAGGCGCTATGAAGATTAGTAGACATAGCCCATTCTGAAGTAATCATTTGATGATATTTTTCTACAATATTACCCTTTAGATGTAATAGTTCTGGCATAGTAGAGAATGTCAAAAACGTACCATTAAATGCTCCAGAATTTTTATCGGCGCAATATAATCCCATTGATACTGCAACATCTAAACAGGTAAGATTTTTATTACCACCAACAAGACAATTCATTGAACCAGAAACATCCACTAAGGGAAGAATAGAAGCATCCCCAATGAAATTCTCTAGTGCATTCCATTGTTCGATAATAACATTTAATTCAGTATTATTATCGTAGAAATTTAATCCTTTTAGTACATCATAGGGATAAACTGCTCCTGCATTAATAGTAGATTCACCCTTTACTAATGCCGCTACATATTCAGCATATTTGGGGGTATGACGATTAAATGCCTTCTTATTACGGGCATGACATAAAGAGGGTACTTGAGCAAAATTAATATCAGACCAAGTATTAGAACACATATTTTGCTCAGTAGTATTGGATAAACCCACAATAAGTTTACGATATGCTTTAGGAGATAACCCAAGATAATTGCGGAGTTCAACAGCAATTGGACCTTTGCGATTACACCATTTGGAAATTAATTGCGAAGTTCCAATAATTTTATTTAATTCTGTTTTTAGTTGATTAACATAAGACATTTTATTCCCCCCCTCAAGGATACCAAAATTTTAAAAAATATAAATACAGATAATTATTAACAAAGGAGTTTAGTTATGTATAAATTTATTGACAATAAATACACGAAATTGTATTTTTCTATTATCAATAATGCTCAAAATCGAGCTAATAATAGAAAAGCCGCTAAAAAAATTATTCAATACGTTGAAGGACATCATATCTTTCCCATTTCCATAATTAAAAATAATGAAATCGTTTATTTGTCGGTTAAAGAACATTTTATTTGCCATTGGTTATTAACAAAAATGGTTGCCGGACAAGATTTATATAAAATGTATCACGCGATGACTTTTTTTACTAAAAGAAAAACATTAACGCCATTTGAAGTCAATGTGATGTTGTCTTTTAAGCATAAACCATGTTCAAATAGTAGAAGAAAAAATATTTCAGAAAGTAGATTGTTAACTGAAAAGAAACTTTGCCCTCATTGCAATAAAGAATATGACCCTGGAAATTATTCGCAATACCACGGAGATAATTGTAGAAAAAATCCAAATGTATCTATTGATATGTTAAAACAAAGAACAATTAGAGGTAAAACAAACGTAAAAAATCAAATGATGAATGGAACTTGGACAGCGCCAATAATTCCAACTGGTATATTTACTTGTCCGCACTGTGGGAAAACCGGAACAAATTTTGGAAATATGCATTTACACCATTTTGATAATTGTTACACAATAAAAATTAAATTAACGAAAACCGCATTTGGCGGAAATATAAAGTGTTCTTGTATAAAATGTCATAAAACATTTGACATTGGAAATTTTACTAAACACAAGTGTGGAGATTTTTTAACTCAAATTCAGCCTCTTCCTCCGACATTGAATCAATTTTTTCAAGAAGAAATTTCGCCTTAATTCCAGCCTTGAGTCCATTACTGACCAATGAATAGACATAATTCTTAGTTTCGGTATTGTTGAAAATGAATAAATCATCCCAACGACCTAATTCACTAACCTTATTTAAAAGATTAACAAAACGAGGATCACCAATGCCCATAGTGATTTCTAAGTGCTTCATGATATTGCGGAATAGTTCACGTTCTCCAGCACCACCACGCACATCTCTAGCCCATTGAGCAATACGCAATGCTTTATCGGCATCTTCTACAAATGCTGCAACAAAATCGGGAATAATATCTTGCCCACGACTCGCCCCAATTTTAAAAAAGAGATTAGTACAAGCATTACCTGTACTCTTGAAAGCTGCCATATTATTAGCAGTACGAGCAGTTTGGTTTTGAACAGCAGATGTAAAAGTAGTCATAGTATATCTCCGGTAAACAGAATAATATTTTTCGATTAGGCATGAAGCCAATAGTAGATTAATTTGCGGTAATTATTCTAAAACAAAAATAAGTATACACCTAATTGTCAAGTGGAATGTAATTAATACCCAACAATTTAAAGTTATTACTATCGGCTGGAGGAAGCATATTGACAACACACACAAATTTTCCTACACTCATATCAAAAACATTTTCTAAAAGTTGTCCAGCCGGTGTTTTAAAAATATACAACTCACCGTATAATTCACCATCTTTGACAAATAATTCAGTAATTGCGTGTGAGATGGTTAATATACTCGTATCATATTCTAAACCAATTCTACCATAGATAACAGTAGTATCTTTAGCAATCTTTTCTAGGGTCTTAATGGGTAAATGGAAATTATTTTCAATTTTGATGATCATAACATTCACAATAAAGTTTTTTTATATTTTTCTCTATAGTATGCGAAAATTTCTTGTGATAAGGCTTTAATATCTTTTTCGGTAGTAACAAGCGTATGAAGTAAATTCTCTTCAACCACACGATAATTATTATATTTTACAGCATTTTCAAATAATTCTTTTTTTGCATTATCAGAAAGATTTGCAACAAGTTCTTTCATTACATTAGAGTAGTACGCATATAGAGTTTTGCGTAATGTTTATAGGTTTCTAGTGTAATTAAGTGCATCCACATTAATATATTTTCACTTGGAGAAGTAGCTTCAGCAATTTTCCTTAATAGTGTATCTCCTGTAATACCACTTTCGTCATAATTTACTACATCATCGTATAACTGATATTGATCATCTTGAGATAATGATTCGATAATTTCGCTAATAGTACTCATGTTATTTTCTCTGGTTATTAACAACAAAATTCGGGATAGTGTTGTTGTCTTTCCAACAGTCATATGTCTTTCCATAAGTCCGATAAAAGATTTGAGAGGTTGTTCGTCCCAATCTATTATCAATTTCTATATGTTTAATATAGTTGCTGTACCTATCCCATTTATAATTTTGTTATTGATTAATATTCGTCAGAACTCCAGCCATTATACTGTTCATCATATCCCCAACCACAACTTTCCATAGCAGTGTCAAAATCTCCATCCATAGATTCGTCAATAGATTCATCATCAAAGGCACTAGACACAAAATCTACAGAAAGATTGAGTCTAGTACTAATATCCCCAACTTCAACACCTTCTTCATACATATTATGAATCTCGGTAAAAAGTTCAGACATCTTGCTCATTTGCGTTCTCCAGTTCTTGTTTGATGATGTAAATAGTATATAGTAAGTTGCTGGTTATGTCAAGTGCATATTTGGTGGGCAATCTTGGTATTGCACCAAGCCAATCATAGTGATACGGGATTTACAGTCCCGGCCTCGTCTTTAGAGGTATACTTGCCCTATTTAATTGGTGCCTAGGGCGGGATTCGAACCCAACCTCTAGGCTTGTACCTATCAGAAGGTATAGGTAACGTGATCGGCAACCAACTTAGTCACACCATCCAGAAAGACATTCCGATAACCCTTCTTCTGAACATTATAAACACTGACCAAATCATCCTTGCCAGCCGCGTAATTAACACCACCCTTGGAGTACTTCTTAACGCCAGTACGACCGTTAAAAGTATGTTCCTTACCGTCTTTCCCAATGAAGGTAGCCGCAAAGAACCGACCCTTCTGATTGGTGATGATTTCCCGAACAGTATTGCGATTTGTGTTGCTCATTTTCTTTCTCACTCGTTTGTTTCAGTAAAGATAATGTATCAGGTGGTGGTTAGGATGTCAAGGGCAATTTTGAAATCTTTTTTAGAATTTTCTCAACACCTTCCCAAGTCAAATACCCAATAACATCACTGGTAATAGGAGTATCGTAACAAATATTCCCATTATTATCTAGAACAGCAACTTCCCACAAACCACGATCACCACCATAGGACATACCATTGCGAATAACAGATGCGCCATAATGATTGCTAAACATATAAATATTACGCTCGCCACCCATATAAACATCTTTATTTACAGAAACAGTTTTAATCATTTTATCCCTCTTCATCCAGAAAACCTGATGTTCTTTAGACATCAGGTCGTTGACCACCTATAGAATCAAAATTCAGGATCGCTTATTTAATTACCAATATTAATTTTTAAGTGTTGCTGTAACGATCCTAACCAAATTAAAGAACAAACCAATAATACGGAGGTCCACGAATAATATATATCATTACTATCACCCATATTGTTGAAAGAAATCGTAATTATATGAGATGTTAGATTCCCATTCTTCCTCAACTAACTGACTAAAAGATTCCATCCATATATTAGCAAGAATATTACTAATCCAAGTATTTCTATTGGCATTAATACTTCGATACAAAATACCATCTTCTCCTAAAGAAGATGCCCAATTTCCTGTCAACTCCTCATCTTCAAATTCGTTCATGATTGGGTTCCTATGTGATTCGATGAAAGATATTCTACTAGCATCCTTTCTCTGTGTCAAGAAGTATTTAGTAAAAATTCTTGTTAAGTAAAATAGTCATCATTCATTAACCAACCGTCATCATCACTGGGTAAAGGACGACTCCAGGCACCACAGCAGCATTCTGAATCACTATAAGCAGCACAAAGACATATATAACTTAATACTAGTTCACCATATTCATCTAAATATAATGTACCATCATCGTTAGCGTGATATTGTTTATCATCTATATATATAGTCTTTCCCATAATTACTCTTCTTCATTATCATCGTCATCAGTTCCACCAAAATTCTCATCAAAATCAATATTAAAATCACCCAATTCAAATCTCCACATATGATTTGACATTTCGGTTGGTGTAGTAATATCAAAAATATACCCCATACTTAGTTGATATTGAGTTGGATTATTAAGACTATCTAAACGAATAATTCCATAATACCCAGATTCTGTATACCAACTAGCGCCATCGTTATCCCAATATTCTCCTTCCCCGTGATATGAAGACCAAATAGCGAATTGCCTACCATCTGGAAATTCGAACAAACCTTCTCTATGTTCTGCATCAACAATTTCCAACAATTGTTTCCACTCAGTATGTATATCCATTACACACAACAAATCGCCAAACCAATACTTACCTTCAGGAAGTAAATATCTATGTTTCGTACTAATTTCTGTATTTGGTAGTTCAATAATTCTGTTCATTTTAATATCCTATACTATAGGCGCTATTGGAAGAATACACCAATGAGTTATTTGTTTTGTTACATCTCGCCCCACAAAATCATAGGAAAACCAAATAGGGGGAAACTCTTTATAAACTTGTTCATAAGTAGCAATAATCATTTTTCCACTTTTGGTAAAACACAATACAGGTTCCGAAGTTGGCCACCCATATTCATTTAAACACATAGAAGGAGGTGTACTAACAAGTGTCCAGGTGTTCATTTGTTTGATCTATTGGTTAGTGACAATTTATCTTGATCAATTTGGATATATAATTCATTAACCATTCATTCTTTATTCCAAGTAAATTTAGCTGTTATTGGATCATAATGAGCGCAATCATATTTAATAGCTTGATCTTTATAATATTCATTTGTAGTACTAACACCCAATAAAAACCCAAGAAGAAATGCCATAAGCACTGCAAACATAACTAATTGTTCAGCCATTTAAAATAGTTCCTAAAAGTTGTGTATCTAATCATTTTTTTCCATCTTTGTGTATAATTTAAAAAGAATTTCTTGCATTTTATCGAAATCCTTCATCAATTTGTTATACTTCTTAACTACCTTATCTGGGATTGGTGATTTCCCACATTCTGTAATAGTTAAAGTTAATACAGGATACCACTCATCTTTGTATATATAACCGTTCATTTCACTCTCTCGCTATTAATTGGCTGGCGAAGCTGGAATCGAACCAGCCTATCTCCGGTTTAACAGACCGGCGCAGTCGCCTTGATTGCTATTCGCCAAATTTGGTGGGCCTTGAGGGTTTCGATCCCCCGACCTAACGATTCCGATTTGTGTAACTTTCGTTACTCTCTGGACTATATCATCACCCTCAACTTAATGTTAGGGTGTGGGATGCTATTGCGGTATTACTTGATTCGCTAATCAACCCCGCTAGTCTCTACACCTTCCACATAAGATCGTATGTGGCTCGGATCGGTATTGCCATTTTACAGGTTTCACCGAATTCTTCCCATTCCTAATATAACTTTCGCTATATCGGCACTTTTTTAAAAAATGAGTCGCTTGCTCTACCACTGAGCTAAAGGCCCAAAATACATTATACAACTAACTGATACAGAAATGTAATTAAATATTTGATCATGGAGTCATAGTTCCATAGGTCATTTTAAGATCCTCCAAAAGTTTGTCTAGAAATTCTTGGGGTTTATACATCCAATAAGAATTAAATTTCAAATTATACTTCTCTTTATATTTTAAAATTTCCAATGCTAATGGTTGATTACTTAAAAATATATGTTTTTGTTTCCGCTTTTCCTTTAGTTCTGGTGATTGCATTGGATGCTCTACACCATATTTCGATAAATTGGTTTCTTTAATCTTTTCTCTAATTTCTGTCGATTGGCTGATATATTCAACCCCATAGGTTTCCAGGCATGACTGTTTAGACTTTTCCCGTACTTCTTTCGATTGCATAGGATATTCATAGCCACGGTGTTCAAAATTAGTTTGCTTAGATTTATTTCTAACCTCTTCTGACTGCTGTGGGTATTCTACCCCAAAATTATCTAGACAAGTTTTCATTTTTTTGTTTTTAAATGCTGGGACTTGAGAAGCGTTTTCAAAACCATGTTTTTCTATCATGGTTTGTTTATGTTTTTCTTTAACTTCTTCATTTTGAAAAGAAAATTCGTAACCATAGCGATCTAAATTAGTTTGCTTAGTTTTTTCATAATCTATATTCAAAACACTTATTGAATTGTTAGAACGATTTAAGAATGAATCATTAAAAGAAGCATTAACTCTTCTTAAAAATCTAGATTCATAATCTAAAGCTTGTTCACCAGTTTCAAATGCTTTAATTTTTCTAATGACGAAAGAGTCGAGACCTTCTTCAAGAATAATATTTTTAATTGTGTATGAACTTGTTTGATAACCGTTAGATTTTAGTAAATTGTCGGGGTTCGCGTTTTTTCCATATTTTACACCTGCATAATATTTACCAGAGTTGATATGTTGAATGATGTAAAAGTAAGGGATATAAATAGACGTAGACATGATGCGATTCTCCATAGTTGCATTGTGGTTAGGGTAAGAAGATGTTCGTATCATCTTCTTACCTGTCTATTTATCTAATGTGGAATTTTACAAATCATTTAAGAATATAAGGTTTGTCCCAAGTACCCACCTTAACACTCACATAATAAGAAATATCAAAAAAATCACATTCAATTTGAGAATTATCGTACCAATCATCAGTGTACATAGCCGGAACGATATTGTTCAACGCTTCCAGAGCTATACCAGTAAAATGTTCCTTATACCAAAACTCATTAATTTCCATATTCTCTTTGACTGGATTAAAATATTCTTTATGAGCATTGGTTTCGTTACAATTGCCGATAAAATCAATTTTGCCAGAACGAATTGTCAAAACCAGTTTACTATGATGATTAATGCTCAGAGTACCTTTCAGACCAAATGCCTTCAAAATCGGATTGATTTTAGCAGCAACGGCTTTTTTGTCGTCTTGAGATACATATGCCATTTTGAACTCCGGTGTGTTTTTGAACCAATGAAGATATTATACTAGCACTCTTAGTAATGGTCAAGCCTTTTTTTAAACTCGACCGAAAGAAGGTTTGGCTTCCCATTCATACCACACCTCGTCACCAGCATTTCTAGCAACTATAATCTGATTTGACCAATCTTCGAACGACTCATTGATGCGTACCAGCACCTCATGAACTTTCACCGTTCCAGCACCAGTACCCAAAAAACCACTACGATTTTCGTTACGTTCACGACTGTCAATAATTTCGCCCCTCGGATGAGTATCAACTTCAGCAACCTCAATCAAACCATTAAGGTATTCCCTAACATCCTCTTCAGAGACATATGCCCGTGAGCAAGCCAGAGAAAGCATCTCTGCCATCGCCTCTATAGAAGCAGAATCGGACATTGTGCCACCAAAACTGGATGTATAAGACCAAGAAAACACCCCATTTGCAAAGAAAAACTCTTGTCCTTCTGAAAGAGCTTTCGTCAAAGAAACTACTAAATTTGTGTTCATCATTGTGTCTCTGTTTTTGAACCAATGAAGATATTATACGCCCCATCTATACATTGAGCAAGCACTATTTTTAAATATTATTGTCTCATTTACGCCACTAACTGTTACTATTTAGTTCTTTTACTGTAGATTTCCCATTTTTACTATGGAGACATTTGATAGGTTTAGAAACACCTTGCTTATTATATGGTCTAATTATGCTCCAATTTTCTCGACCATCATATTCATAGCGCATCATTCTAGTGCCATCGACAAATAGAATAACGAGATCCAAAGGTATTTCTGCTAATCCATAACCATTATCATATTCAAAATCGGCAATATATATAAAATCTTCCCAATTACATTCATATTCACCATCTTTAGAACCAATAAAGGTAATATCGGATATTTTTAGACCATTAAAGTATATATATTCAGACGTTTCCAATAAAAAATTAATCACTAAGATTCTCCTGAATTAATTCTTCAAGTGAAATTGCGCGTCCTTCATCATAAACAATTCCTCCAGCTTCGTCATATATATCTGGATAATGTTCCGCAATATATTTCACAAATTCATTACAGATTGCTAAAGTTGTAATAGTATCCATTAAATCCACCTACGATTAAGAGTATTACCACCAATTTTTATAGAACCATTAGCATTAATCACGATATTCTTGAAATAATCAGAACGAAAATTTCTCCATTCTTTTTTACCATCAAAAAGAACGATCTGATATTCTAATCGAGCACTTGTTTTCTGAATCTTAAACCGATATGGACTCTCAGAAAATTTCGGTCCAACATACAGATAATTGCCATAACGATCTTCAGACCAATATGTGGAATTAGACAGTGTATTGCAAAAATCATTACGAGTCATCACAAAATCCTCAAAAGGTTAGTCAGTGAAGTTATAGTACACCAACCAACCTATTATAGCAAGAACTTTTTTTAACTATTTACACAACACTTGGGAGAAGTTAAAGCGAAAAGAAACCCTACAATTACTGCACCCATTATCTGATTTTTAATAAACTATATATTAATCTATTATAAAATTAGTATAGTTTAAAGGCTAAATGATAAATACAAACCTTATTTTTATACATAATGATAATATGTCTGAACTATAGTTTTAATGGTTTCCTTCCGTTGTCGTTTTGGGCTATAGATTCCTTCAAGTTCATTATGTAATTGTTCTCTTAGAACATCTAAGAAAATTCTATTTTTTATATTGATGGCACTGTTATGATCCGCATTACTGGTGTGACCACAATTGATACACTCAAATTGTTCTTGGGTTTTGCGATTTTCCCTATCAATACAACCACAAGCTGGACAAGTTTGACTAGTATAAGCCGGGTTAGTTAAATGAACTCTAATGCCCCGCTTATTAGCCTGTTCAATAAACCAATTCTTAACATTACTGAGCCGCAATAATTTTATTAACCTGGAGTACTTGATATCAAAATCTGGATGTTTTATAAAAGTTGCGCCAAAAGATAAATTCAAATTTTCCATCACTATATCAGAATAACCATTAGATATTATTTGATCTAAAATTTCAGATATTAATTTTTTAAAATACCATTCATTTCTTTTAGCAACTTTAGAGATTTTTTGTTTTTGTTTTTCTGATTTAATTTTATTGCTATCGTGTTTTTTTAATTCTTTAACAGCTTGACCTATCCATTTTCGATCATAGTCAATTTCTATATCATTCGACAAATAACAAAAGTTGTGCTTTACATTAACATCAATACCCAGGATATCTGTAAAATTGTTGAAATTATGGCCTTCGAAATCCTTAGTAGTTAGGATGTGAATTTTATTTTTGGTGACTTTAATGTAACATTCGGCCTTAAATCGAATTAATGATTCTAATTCACCATGATATTTTTTATTAATCTGTAATGGTAAATAGATTCTTTCTTTACCTAATTTATAACAATACCACCACTTAAATTCTGTATTGGTTTCGTCTTTAAAAATATAAGAATCTTCAGTTTTACCATTTTCTGATGTCGATTTGCGGTAAGTACCTGTTTGGAATTCAATTAACTTAACTTTTTCGATTAACCTAGTTTGAATATCTTCAGCTAATTTTAAGATTCTTGAGAACCACGGCTTATCAATATATGGTTTTAAGAAATCATTAACTTTATCAGTAAATTCATTACTTAAATCACAAAAACTTAGGTATTTAATAATTTTAGATAATTTGGTGCTTTTCTTAATTAAAAACTTTTCTTTAACATCACCGGCTTTATTTCGTTTGGTGTTTCGCTTATAGCGGGTAATTTTGAAAGCGGTTTGAATAGAAATGTTATTATTTTGTTTAATCTTATGAAATTGATTTTCATATAACTTTATTATATCTTGAAAAATAGATTGTGTTTCCCAAGCAGAAATTTCATCAATCTTAAATAATTTATAACTTTTTAAGAATTCTTTCTTGTCAAATAATAATTTTTCAAAATGTTCAAATATAAATTGACTAATATCATTTTTAACTTTTTTAACCGCAGCATCAATAGCTTGAATTTTTTCAAACTTCTCTTGATTGTGGAAATAGCTGGCTAATCTAATGGTCTTAATTGCCACAATTAAACGGAAGCCTCCAATTCTAAATCCTGTGCGACTAAAGTCAATTTCTTTTTCTTTCTTTTGGAATACATTTTCATAGAAAATGAATGAATCATAGAAACCAAATCCTCAAAAAATTCTTGTTCAGTAGTTTTTTCTATTGAATCATTTACAGCAATGATAGTAGTTCCAAATTCAGAAAACAATTTTGAAATAAAATCAAAATTAATTCTTGTTAAGCGATCTTTGTAAGTTATAAAAATTTTATCTATTTTATGTAGCATTACTAATTGTGTAACCTAGATCAATACCATCATTCCCTAACATTTCGAGAACATCAAATTTATCTTTACTATTAATAATAACGATCATACCAATACCCAAATTAAATACTTTTTCCATTTCTTTTTTACTAATATTACCAGAATATTTAATCCATTTAAAAATATTAGGAATTTTATAGTTAGACATATTAAGAAATACTGAAATATTATCTGGTAAAATACGCACTAAATTATCGACAATACCCCCACCTGTAATATGAGCAATACCATATAAAGTAGTCATTGCTTTTATTTTAATGATTTCTTCAGTATATATTCGTGTAGGTTCTAAAAGTTTATTAATAATATGTTTAGGTGTATGTTTAGTTACAATTTTATTAATAAGTGAATAACCATTAGAATGTGGTCCTGATGATTTAATGCCAATAACAGCTTGATATGGTTTTACATTATTAGGATCAATAATATCTTGTTTATTACTCATACCTACACAAAAACCTGCTAAATCAAATTCATTTTTATTATAGACACTAGGCATTTCAGAAGTTTCGCCACCTAATAACACAATATTACTATACTTACATGCATTAATTATACCATTTAATATTGCATCGGATTGTTTTCTTTTTAGTTTATGGGTAGCGTAATAATCCAAAAATAATAGAGGAGTTGCGCCACTACATAGAATATCATTAACTGACATTGCTACTAAATCTTGTCCTAATCCAGTTAAATTGTTATATTTAATCGCTAATTTAACTTTAGATCCTACACCATCACAAGAAACTGATAATATGGATTTATTTATAGTAGAAATATCGTATAAACCACTAAAATCGTTTCTGGATTTATAGACACAATCATTATAAGTAGATTTTATGTTAGTAATATTATCTGATATAAAATTTGCGCCTTTTTTAATATTCACGCCAGATTGTTTATAGTTCATGATGAGAATGTGTATGATGTTGTTTTTCTAATTGTTCCATAGTATAAACGCTATTAAATACAAAGGCGATAATACTAAGCATAATAAAAATAGATAACCAATAAATTTTCCAACACATTACATATTCTCTTCATTATGTTTAACAATATTATGGACTTGATTGTGGATATCATCAATAATTAAATTAACAAACTTAGCCAATTTATCATCAATGACTGTAGAATTTTTACAGAATACTTTACACAAAAATCCACACCGATTAGATACTAGGATATTATCATTAAAATTGGTTTCAAATCCGGCTTGTTTAGCGAGATTAAAATATTTTTTATTTAGCATATGTTTATTCCTAATTTGAATAATTATTGGGCAATTGATTACGGGTACATTCGATTGCCCAACATTCATAACAATGGTCATCATCCCAAAAAAATAATGTATTAACGAGTTTCATAGGTGTATCAGATATAAAATCTTGTAAATAACACCGAAATACTCTAGCGGAAATCATTTCATCAGCATATCCCCAACCATCTCCTGGGATGTATACTAAAGTATTTATCGTTTGGTCAATTGCTATTAAAAATTGTTTTAATATATGACCCATTGTATATAATATCATTCTATTAGTTCCTTTCGTTTTTGATAATAATCGTACAATTTTATATAATAAGCAAATTGAATAGGTTCATGGTGTGGATTAGGCAATTTACCATTAAAGTATTCATTAATCTTATTATATTTTTGGAGAATTGGATCTACCGCTAAGACTTCATTCATAGAAAACCTTTAAAGCTATTAGGAAGAGAACAGTTATCTCCACAATTTTTAAAAAGAGGCGCAATAACAGATTCACTATATTCAAATTTACCACAACCAATACGAGTAACAAAAAACTTAATGTTACTATATTCTTTAGTGAATTTTACGAATCTATCAATATATTGTGAGATACTTTCCATAGTTAAAAGATCATTGTCATAGCCTCTTACTGGAATAGCATAAGACATTCCAGAAATTCCAATTCCTCTACCATATTTAGCACCATATTTTAATACTGCTTGTTTAGCGGTATGATATAATTCATGATTACCCGATAAAGCAGAACTAAAAACATATACTTGATCTTCTGTAGCAATCGCCCGTTCATTATGAAATTTCATTTTTTATACCTTTGCAAATCCAAAATTAGTTATTTTATACCAAGGAGTTTTTATACCATTAACACATATTCTAACACTATCGCCAAAAGAAAAATCAGCATTATCACCGTTATATTTTTCTGAAATTAATTCGTGTTCTATTTTATCAACAATAAAATAACCATTATTTTCTACACACATAACTCGATCATGTGTTTGCCCAGATGGAGTAATAAATTGTACAACAGCAGTAGTATAATTCATGATATTTCTCCTTAATTGTGGTATAAGTTTTTCTCTTTTTTGATATCATTAGGTGTGACGCTATATTCTTTAATAATAGCATCTAATAATTCTGTAGTATTTTTATTGTTTATTTCTGCCTCTTTAGCTAATTCACTTAATTGTTTTTTAACATTTAATAAGAGATTAATTGCTTCATCGTTAAACATAAAACTTTCTCCCGTAAAATTAGTATTTATTATTGGTTTTTGCAATTGCCATACGAACTGCCTCAATTCTGGGAGTAGTTTGTCTAATTACTCCAGCACTAACGACAGTAGAATGTGTAACAGCAATATGAGTGGGAGCTAACGGATGGGTATAGATATCGTGTTTCCCATTCTTCCTAGATAATGTCCAACCATCTTTATTAAGGGAAGCAATATATTCTTTTCGAGACATAGGTTTCATTTTCACAGTCCTCTTACATTGATTAGAGTCTTAAGTATAGGCCAATTTAGGAGATTAGTCAAGAGATATCATTATAAGTTATTTTTATAGGGGTATAAAAAAGTTTTGCTTGACAGGGTATTGGAATGAGAGTACTATTTCACTGTTGCCCTGTTTATACAATTATATGTTTTTTATTTTATATTGTTTAAACTGCCTTTATAAAAATTCCTTTCAAATATTCCCCGCAATTATAAAAACATCCTTTAAAAATTGTATAAGACAGTCTTTTAAGAGATTATATAAGAGATTGTATAAAACATCTTTTAAGAGATTTAGTAGTAATCAATTTAGACATTATATAAGACAGTGTTTAAGAGATTATATAGTAATTGTCTTTAAGAAATTGTATAAGACATTTAGTAGAGTAATATCTTAGTAGTAATATCTTAGTAGTAATCAATTAAGAGATTTAGTATAACATATCTTCTAAGAGTTTGCTAGTAGATATATTAGAACAGTTGTATAAAGATATTAGTACTAAATAATTATAGAGATTAGTAAAAAGATATATATAGTACTGAATAACTCAATAATATCTTAATAGTTATTCAGTACTACATATTTTTATAGATATGATTTACCGATAGTTATAGTAATCAGGATTATTTTTCAATAAATCTGTTTGAGATGGAGTAATATTTGGAGAAGATAACAGATTATCAATTAATATTCTTTTACTGCCACCAAGTCGAGTATATTGTGGATTTGTAAGATGATTATTAATAATATGTTTTATAGTGTGTGACGCTATATTTGGATGTGTAGCTAATCTTTCAATAACAGTAGGATGTATATCTGGATCTGTAGCAATAGTATGTAAATGATGCGATTGTAAAGCAGTATCATTATTATATAGTAATCCATTATAGATACTAGATTTTATTGTTGAATGTGTATTTCCAGTACTTGTATCATTTATTATAGCGTCAACAGTATCAGGGTGTAAATTTGGTGCTGCTACTAATCCTAATGCTGGTGGTGCTTCATTAGGATTATGTAATGTTTTATCTTGTAATATAGCGAGTTGTTGTTCTCTATTTAAATGCCCGTGTCTTGCTAAATTAAAATTAATGTTTATATTTTTTTGATTAAATAGATGATCAATATGTTTTTGTGGTAATTTACTTTTACTAGATATTGCATAATTAAGCGTATCATTGTTTTTACTCAATAATTTATCTATATGATTATCGGATAATCTATTATTAGATATTAACCTAGATAATAACCGATTATCTTTAAATATTTCTGGATCATTTAATAGATGGTTAATATGTTGTTCAGATAGTGATGGATTAACGGCTAATGTTTCTTTTTGACTATGGGATAATTTGGGTAATAGTCCCGCAGTTTCATCCGCTGTAAAATCTTTATTATATAGTATTTGTTCTACTGCATTATCCTTACCACTAAAATCCATTTTATCCAATACTCTATGGAAATGATTAATGTTGAAATCTTTATTTAATCCTACTTGTGATATTATTTTTCCACTCCAATGTTCTGATGGATTTTTATGAACATAGTTTAATACTTTATCAATATGATTACTATTTAATGGATGATTGTGTGCCAGATAATAAGTATATTCACCTAACGATGGAATATCAGATTTTAATATATTATCTATATGATGTGGTTCTAATTTAGTATTATACTGAATTACATTAAAAAGTGTATTACCTTGCTTGGAAGACGTTAATGAATTAAGCACATCGTTACCTTCTGGATGTTTTGTCCAATTATGGTATGATAATGCGTGTAATATACCTTTTTCACCAGTATTAATTAATTGTTTAATATGATTTCCCGTTAATTTTTTCGTGTTTAATAAATTACCAATTAATTCATTTTGGTGTTCATAATCATCACTGGAGTCATTAACTGGGGTAGTAACTAATTTATTAACAATCTTATCAATATGATGCGGTTTAATTTTATTTTCATCAGTTGCATATATTAATTGATTTAATGGGCCTAAATGATCTAAAGAATTATTAAAATATTTATCAAAATGTTGTGCGGTAAATTTAGGGTGGTTTAATATAGTTCTAGGTCTATCTATTTCGGTAATTAAATTGTTGTTAATATAATGATCAATATGCGATCCATTAAATCCTTTATTAAATGGTAAAGCAGACAGTATATCAGAATGGGTATATTTGTCATGAACACTATGACCATTATGTAAAAAGTCAGTAATATCATTTGGATCAAGTTTTTGGGTTTTTATTAGTTTTTCTATATCATATCTATAGCTGGATGGTATAGGTTTTTTAAGATTTAGTTTAGTGAGTGTAGTAATACCATCATCATTATATAGTGATTCATTTTTATTGTATATAGTATCCGGTTTCATTGGAAAATGTTCATCAGTAAAATTGCGAACTGTTTCCGAAAATCCATCAGGAACTTTTTCAGATGCAGAGTATGCTTTTGATTCTGGTGATAATATAGTATGTGAACCATCTTCTGAATGAAATGGTTTTAATAGTATTCTTGCTGTTGCTTGATCAATAAGTTTGTCATGAGATAATTGATCATTTTTGGGTACTAGATAAGCCACATGAGTCCCATATCTGATATCATAGGGTAAATGTCCGCCAGCAAACCTCGGAAATTCAGGTTCACCATGTTTGTCTAATGATGCGCAACTACCCCAGATATTAGGATTATCGGGATTAGTACTACATCCAGCTACATGATAAGGATTGCGACTAATTATAACATTATGGTCTAATAATTTTGCTGTTTCTGGGCGATTATCATTATCATATCTATTCTTTAAATCTTGGGGAGCAGTATTTAGTATTTTACCAATATTAGTTTCTTGTCGCTTCTTTTTACCCATTTTATCAGTAAATTCTTTAAAAGCTACTCCTCTAGCATAATCCATTCCATGAAAACCACTTTTTATAATGTGTTCATGTACATAGGAT